ATATTTGCAATGGCATGATTACTTAGTGCCTGTATCATTTGCTTTTTCATTTTCCTTCTCCTTCCTTTTCTTCATCCATTCTTTGTACTGGGGGTGACCACGAGGTGGATTAAATTGCACCCAGCCATCCCCTCTCTTCCAAGCAAGTTTAGTCGATACCTTCAACGGTTTCCACCAAAGCCAGCAATATCCAATAACTCTACCATTACTTTTCTCCTTTTGTTGAGTCTTTTTTACCACGTAAATACTCCGGTTGCTTTTGGAACTTGATAAATCTGCTGAGTAATTTTATTAGCATATCAGATATCTTATCCATTACGTGGCCTCCTAAACCTGTGCTTAAAGAATACTATTACGTTGATAGCGGTGTTGACAGTGATGGCTAATAATAACCACCACTGCCACCAGTTAGGCATGTCTACACCTTCAATCATGCTGCCTCAATGTCCACTACCTCACATACGCCAGCACTACACGCCAACTCTCGTCCACCTGATGTGTGGTCCTCTTTCTCAAAATCTTGTAGCTTTATCCAATCAATTGACTTAGGCATGTGTGAAAGTGCTTCTTCATACTCTTCTTTATTGATGTCTTGATAAACAGCTTGTTGATATACGTAATCACTGAACGGCATAAAGCTGATACCAGACACTTCATCAAAGTGTTTGTACACCCAAGAGCCTACATCCATCCACTCGTGTTCTTTCACAGTAATAGTGACAGATGGTTTATGCTCACACCAATGCTGTTGATAGATTAGCCACAGTTCAAGCTGCTCAATAGCAGACATATCTTCACGGCAGACTGCACCTACGGGTGCCTTCATAGGGAAGCTAAACACAGTTGTGCTGTCTGGCTTGGTAACATCAGGCTCTGCTGGTATACCCTGCGAAATCATAAACTGTGTAACTGGGTCTTTATTGTCAGCACGAACCGTGCGAATGTAGTACGGATTGTGACGAGCGTGGATGCCAGAAGCACTATCAACAAGCTGTGACACTGTGCCTGATGGTTTTACACAAGTAATGGCTGTTGAGATAGGTATATTCAACTCCGACGCAATATCAGCATTTGTGGTTACTGCCTGTATACGCAGTGCGTTCAGTGTAGCCCCAATGTTCATACCCAAGTGTGCTGACTTACCAGACATCATGGCATTATCCATAATACCTGTAAGTGATACACCAAGCAGACGTTCTTCTTCTGTATTGTTTCGCCATATCTTACGCAGATACTTGAAGTTAGTAAGAGTCGATTGGAATGTACCTAGAATAGTAGCCAAGCGCACCTTTTCTGTCAGCGTTTGCTGTGTATCAGATGCACGAACAACGACCTCTGACAAGTTACAGAACTGATATGGTCGAAGAATAATTTCGCTACAGGGATTTGTACCGAAGTCTTGTTCAGCATCCCTGCGACCATTCTTTGCTGCTTGTTTCTGTGCAGACTGACGATTGAAGATACCACGCTCACCAGAGCCTGACTCGTACAGCGACAACCATTCCCGCATGAACGTACCCATCTGTGGCTTTTCTTTGTATGCCACGCTGTTATTAGCCAACGCACGTTGGCCCTCACGATAGATATTCTTCTGTGGCTCGTCCCACCACTGACCCGATTTTGCATGTGCCATCTGGTCATCATTAAGATTAGACAAGCTAATCAGAGCAGAACGACGTACACCACCTACGACTACAACTTCACCAATTTTACACATGATGTCATGGCATTCGATAGGATACAGACGACGCCCTGCTGCACCTTTAAACTTCTTAATACAGAAGTTGAAAAGGTTCTCAAGTGGGGCTGGACCACTAGCACGACCACCAAATGTCTTTAGACGCGCACCAGCAGGACGCACCTCGCTAGTATCCCACTTTGGGATTTGCCCTGCGTACAGGAGCGAGATTAATTCACGCAGGGATTTGGCCCAGCCCGGCCTAGAATCGCCAACCTTGATAACAGTATCTGTCTCATGCATATCTTCGTTGACGATGGGCAGCTTCTCTATGTTATGTCTTTCTACAGAGAAGCCTACACCAGTGCCACACATGAGGATATACATAGTCTCGTCAAATGCACGAGGGCTATCCACAGGCACATAAGAGCAATTGTAACCACCTACGTGACAACGGTCAAGCGCGGGACCGGCAGTCATTAATGCTCTCATGCTTGGCATGATGTCTTGGTTAAGCACAGCCTCTTCAAGTTCTGTGCGTAATTCATTGGACATAGTGTAGCTATATTTGTCAGAAAGGTGGTTCTCCATATAGTCGAAGTACCTAGCCACAGTTTCACTCCATGTCTCTCTTCGTTGTTCGTCTTCAATCCACCTTGCATAACGCGAGGTAGCAATAAATGTTTGATAGTCTGTAGGTAAATAATTGTTCATGTCTCACTCCATGTTTATTTTCATATGTCTAATTTCCATGCCAGGTAATTCGTGAAAGTAATCTTCTAAACTTTCTTGTATTTCTTCCGTTGGGTTTTCGTCTGCTGGCATAGTATATTCTTCGGGGTCTATATCCAACGAAAGGTAAATCTTAACTCTCATCGTAGCAACCTTCTACTTCCTCTACTAACTTGTCAAGGTACCACTGTGCTTTTTTGAGGTCTTCTGTACCGTTCTTATAACGATAACGCCACACATACTTCATAATGTTACCCTGAAGATAATATTCATAGCCGTCGCCTGTTGCAGCACTAATAGCTTCTATGCACTCAATTCCAGCTTTGTTGTAGTGAGGTGGGCTGTTGACCATATCGCTTTTCTTGCCTAACTCTTTAGTATAAAACTCTTCCATAAGTTTATCCTCATCTGCTTTTAGTTTCATAAAGGCTTCGTGTCGCATTATGCTTCTCCCTTTGTCTTTGTTGTAAAAGATAAATGAATAACATTATCATCGTCCTCACTTCTTATTATAAAACCTTTGTCTTCCTCTTCCCTTAATTCTAATAGTTCTTCTGTATATTCTTCGCAGTATTTATATATTTGCTCTCTAACGTATTCGTCCTTCTCCATCACTGGTAGTGAAGACAATAACATTTTTACAAACAATTCCATACCACGATACACTTCATCTGTCAACTCGTTTTGTTCAGATGTTATAACAGATACCTCTGCATCACCAGTCCACTCTCCATTAGCTAAATATGTAGGGCGAACTCTAATTAAAAAGTCTTCATTTTCTACTGCTCTTGCCACGATATACTCCTTTCTTTTTTTCACCCTTGAATGATATAAACTTTGGATGCTTATTCTTTCCTTTTTCTTTTAACCAATCTTCAGGAATGATTCTGTCATAGTACTTAAAATTATGCTTTATACACCATTCTGCGTAAGTTGACTTGGCACCCTTTCGTAGCTTACGTCTACTGTTCTCAAACACAAAACGAATATCCAGTTGTGGGTGCTGTTTACTTATAGCCATGTGCTTTCTTCTATCAGCAGCAGTGAACATACCCTTTGTCTCAATTATAATGCCGTTGTGCAGCACGAAGTCTGGTGTGTAGGTTCTGTATGCTAAGTCTTCCCACTCAATCTTTACAGCCTCGTATAAAAACTTTATCTTTAGCTGCGTTAGTTTTTCGGAAACTGATTGCTCCAGACCACTACGATACCCATTCTTTCGTGCTGCCCGATACGCTTTGCCGTTAAACACTACAGTGAGCGACCACGCCAAAAGTCCATAGGGTCACGATATCCAATGGCCCTTAGTTCTTCACGGAGAACTTTGTCTGCTTCATTACGCGCTTCAATAGCTGCGCGAACTCCAGCAGTTTTGCGTTCACGATATTCCTTACGCAAGTCGCTAAGTTTCTGTTCAGTAAGTCTAATCTCTTCTGTGAGAGCATCAAGTTCAAGTTTGTCATCCATTTAATTCTCCTTTCTATTTCCATATCTTTTTAGCTTCTTCTTTCATCCTGTAACCCCAAGTCCAAGAGTCAAAGTTTGGATAAACAAACGAAGCTAGTTCATGTTTGTCATTACTAATAGACAAAAATTTCTGCATACTATACGCAACTTTTTCTAGTTGTTTTTTGTGTGCAGTTAAATTGTCAAGCGTAAATTTTTTATGCTCTTTTGGTGTAGCAAAAAACAAGTCTACGCTATCGTTTGGATAAGCCATAGAATAGAACGCCATCTGCCGTTTCTGTGCTTCCGTAGGCTGTGATGGCATTCTAGTAGTTGTCTTCAAGTCTACAATTTTATT